GTTGATCGCCTTTCTTAATTGCAATCTGATTTTGCTTTAACAAAACGCCAGCAAGATTTACAGATGGATCCAATAAGGCATAGTCTTTACCGTTTTTACCTGTGATAATAACGCCAACATTAGTCCACTCTGCTTTTTGCTCGCCTTGCTGGTTAGTGTAGTTGCCCGTTACTGCTGATAGTCTTTTAGTCATTTCTATTTTCCTATTTGTAAATATCGTTAAATGTAAAACCAATTGAAGAAAGTTTTTCGTCCATTTCGCTTATAAACTTTGGTATTTCTTCATCGAAAATTTTAAATTTCTCAAGGTCTGGCTCATACCTTACCGTGTGAATGTTTTGCTTTTTCATGCGTGGATCATAATTAACAAAATCCCAATATTCGCGACCAGTTAACCAAAGGCTAAATTGAATTTGAGTTAAATATTCTGGCTTAGGCTCTCCACCTAGTAGCTGGTTAATGTATTGCTCAGTAGCCCACGGACATTTTATCTCTAGCCCGCCATTATCATTTACAAGCGAATCAGGGCTAACGCCGCAACGCATATCATCAGAGTAAATAAATGCAATTTCTGTTATCTGCTTATCGCCCCAAAAGTTATATAGGTCGCGTGCTTTTGGCTCGTTATCCTTACCCCACTGCAACTGCTTAGCTGTCACTTCATCTGGTAATAATCCAGTACATACTTGAGCTATTAGTTGCTCCATGTATTTGTCACGGTTAGCGCTATAAGTGCCTTTCTTTCTGCCTGGCTTGATTATGTCATGCACGCGAGAGGCTGTAATAACTCCCGCTCGCATTCTGTGCCACTCAGTCGAGCCTTGCTCAACCTCTCCGCCATCAAAGCCGAACTTATCTAAGGTTTGCTCTGACAATCTTTTAAATTGCTCAACAGTACTAAGCATTATAACTCTCCAAGAATGAAATAAGCTTAACAGCTTGCTCGCTTGTTAAATCTGCTAGAGATTGAATCTCACAGCCGATTAAGCTAGGCGCATACTTGCACATATCTGATTCTGTTTTACCTTTATCGGCTAAGTAATCAACTATTGTGCTTAACTGCTTTTCTGTTGCTGGTGTAATATCTTTAGGTTGCTCTGATTGCTCTTGCATGCCTTCGCCAACATCAGTATTTAAGTTGTGAATAGCTTGATCTAGACGCTCCACCTTGGGCCAGTACTTACTTGCACGCTTAACAATGGTCTTGCGAGCCATTTCATTCCAATACTTCTGCCACGGGCCATTCTTTGCCTTACTTGCGTTTTGCACTTGCTTAATATCGTCAAGACTCATTTCCTCTGTTAGGTAATCGCCGTCCGCAGTTTTAACAGTGCAGTAACCGCCAATAACATTGCCGCGACTTCCAAACGGATTGTATTTATGCGTAGGCGCATGGTCTAAACCATTTGATTCATAGGTATCACCCTCATGAACAAGTTTGCACTGGCCCCACTTAATAGAGCCTGTAGACATTGCTAGGTGCAATAAGCCCATATAACTAATATCAAGGCACACTTTACCGTCACGAGGCACTAGATAGGCGTGCTTGTTAGCTGGGTTAAGGCTTATGCCAATTGCCGCAACATTGATAATTGCATTCCTAAGTGACTCAGAATTTTTGTAAGCCGTGTCATATAAAAATTTATTACCCTGCAAAGCCTGCACTGCAAATTGAGACTCAGCGGCAAAAGTAACCTTTTCATCTACGACATTAGATAAAAATGTTTCTTCTTGCTGATTCACAAAAGCTATTAAATCATTGCTCATTTCACTACCTCTACTTTTTAACTTTCTTATAAATTGTTACTGACTCATAACCCATAAGCTCAAGCCACTTACTAGGTATCTCTTGCCTACCTTTTAAAACGTTAGTTACAGATTGGGTTGAGCAACCTACAGACTGAGCAAACCAATAGTTATACTTATGATTTACTGCAATGTGCTTGCGCAATTCCTCTCTAATTTCTTCGCCATTTAAATTCTTCATACATTCCTCTACGCCGTTTCGATAAGTGAACTTTAGCACGATGATTATAAAAGTAAAGTGTATTTGATAAATAAATTAATTATATTTTACATTGCACAATTAAACCGCAACTGCTACAGTTACCGAAACTTAATAGGAGATAGTGATTATGGGCGATGGTGCTTGGAGTGCTAGTGGGTATGAAATTGATTACGACAAATACGATTACAATGAAAGTAAGGGTTATTCTGTTTGGACTATGCGGGGTGGTAGTTCAATCCGCATTGATAAAATGTCAAACGGACACCTTAAAAACACAATAAGACTTTGTGAGAGATTGAGCTTTGAAGCTAATTTTTCGTGCGATTCTGAAAAGTGGGGTGATTGGATTGATGTGCTAACCAGTGAACTTAACAATAGAGAGTTAAATGGTGTTGTTATAAAAGATGCAGTAGGCGCAAAGAGAGTAAATAGAGGTAAGCAATCAGCCGCATCCAAAAAGCAAGCAAAGAGCTATCAAAGTGTTACTTTTACTTCTGGCAAAGCTGAAATGCAATGCCATTGTGGGAGCACATACACAGCAAGAGTTGCAGATTTAAAAAGAGGGTGGGGTATTTCATGCTCAAAAAGATGCGCAGCGATCAGAAGGGATTTTGGAGGAAGTCCGGCAAAATTTATTAAGTGTATTTAGGAGATAGTGATGAAAGAGAAATTTACTAAAGGGCCGTGGGTTAATAACGAGCAACGGTTTTTAATTGGTAGCAATGGCGGGGCAGTAAGGGTGTCTGGTCTAGATTTAATGCAGTCGTTTTCGGACAGTGATGAGCATAAAGCAAACGCTCATTTAATGAAGTGCGCGCCTAACATGTATGAAATGCTAGAAAGCACATTGTTTAATGAAGATTTAAGTGATGAGTATTACAACAAAATCGAATCGCTACTTAAACGCGCAAGGGGTGAGTGATGAATAAATACAGCTTTAGGGAGTTTTTAAAATCACTATCTTGGTTAACCCTTTTAATTATGGGTTTTATTTCTGGGGCATTTACTAGCGCAGCGAGCTTGGCCTTATCAATGCACACAGAAAAACACGGTTGTGAATACGTAGAGAAAGCAGAATGCAAACAGGTATGGGTGATAAAATGATTAAGCTACCAGAAAAAGTAATTGAACTAAATCAATTTGGAGCAACAAGCCTGCATAACTCAATGAAAGAGGCTTTTAGAGTTCGCAAAAACAACAAAGTACCAACACAGGTCATTGAAGGCAAGTGCGCCTGGTATTTACTTTTAACTTTACAGACTCAGGACATGTGTCGATTGATTGGAGTGAGAAATGAGAGATTTTGATATTAGAAAGCACGAATGGAGCGATAGCGATATACGACATACCTGCAAGACAGGAGGTGAATTGTGTTTTTATATAAGGGGTAATCGATTACCCATATACATAAACAAACAAGACGCTATCGCCATTGCTAAGCACTTTAACTTAACAGCAGAAGATTTAGAGAGAGGTTAGTATGAGTGAATTAAAAGAATTCAACAAAGAATTGTCAGAACTGCTTAACAAGTACGGAATGGCTATTATTTGCGAATCACAGAACAACGAGGATGACAGTAGTGTCAGGATTGGATTTCAAGATAGCAAATTCAAAAATTCATGGACTGACAGGCATCATGTTACTGGCTACGACCTTGATTAGACCACCAAAATAACCAGACCGCCTAAGGGCGGTTTTTTATTGCCTGAAATATTTTAAATATTAAACTTGACCTTATTAATAAGAATCTTTAATATTAAACATGAGTTTAATAAAATAAAGGAACAATAATGAAAACATCCGTTGTTATGCAAAGAGAATTGCTTGGCATGACTGTTAGGCAGGATAGCAAAACAGAAATGTTTAACGCTAACGATATGCACAAGATAGGCAATGAGCATAGAAAAATTAATGGTATGACTGAAAAGCAGCTTGCTAGCTACTTTGATCTCGATAGCACTACAGAGCTTTTGAATGCGATATGCCTAGAGGACAACTTAAAGCTTGATGATGTAAAGCAATCAAAGCGCGGTAAAAATGGCGGAACATGGGTGCACCCTGTTTTATTTGTTGATATGGCTATGTGGTACTCGCCAAAGCTAAAAGCAAAGATCATAAAATGGGTGATTGACGGGCTTTTATCTGCAAGAAATGAAAGTGGCGATTCATTTAAACAAATGAATAAGCACTTAACTAAAAACTTTCCTAAAGAGTTTGAAAATCCAATGTCATATATGCAGGCTGCAAACCAAGTAGCCAACGCTTGCAAGGTTGGAACAGGAAAAGACAAGTGGCAAAAGGCAAGTGAATACCAGCTAAAGCTAAGAGATAAGATTCAAGAAAATGTTTGCTTACTAGCCGATGTAACACCAAACGCAGGAACATGTATCAACAAAGCAATTTCAAAGGCAATAACGCATTTAAGAGGTTTAAATAATGAAGTGGATTAAGCACGACACAGACGCAAATCAAGACGCGAAGTTACAAAACGTATTGCTTGATTACGGCTTAGAAGGTTATGGGCTTTACTGGTACTGCATAGAGCTGATAGCTGGCAAGGTTAGTGAGGACAATATCACTTTTGAGCTTGAGCATGACGCTAGGGTTATAGCTAGAAACACTGGTTGTACCAGTCAAAAAGTAGAAGAAATGATGCGTTATTTCGTAAATATCGGACTTTTTGAGGTGTCAAACAACACAATTACATGCTTAAAGTTAGCTAAAAGGCTCGATAAAAGCATGACTTCTAACCCGCAAATGCGTGAAATCATTGGGAAATTAAAGAGTCATGATAAAGTCATGATTAAATCAGATAAAGTCATGCAAGAAGAGAATAGATTAGAAGAGAATAGATCAGATAAGAATATTAAAACACTTATGTCTGATTACTCCGACGATGCCAAAAAAGTTTTATCAGAAATGAACTCTATTCTTGGTAGCAAATACAAACATTCAACTAAAAGCCACATGCAAAACATACAGGCAAGACTTAACGAAGGTCACAAGGTTGATGATCTAATTTCGGTTGTTAAGTCAAAGCTTGCTGAGTGGGGCAATGATCCGAAGATGGCTCAATACCTGAGGCCACAAACGCTTTTCCAAGCTGGCAAATTTAACGGCTATTTGATTGCAGCTAATACACAGCCTAAGCAAACAGTTTTTAATCCTTCTCAGCAAACCTATGGAGATACAGAGCTATGAATTTTATCCCTGCAAGCAAAGTTCCTGATACGCCAGAAACGCTTAACTGTGAAAAACATGGTGATTACAAGGCTAGGTATTCAATTTTTGGTGATAAAGCAATAACTTCTAAAGCATGCCCTAAATGCGCTGAAGAGTCAGAGATGAAAAGGCAAGAGGAAGAAAGGGAGAAAGCTGAAAAAGACTACCAGAGAAGGAAAATGAAAAGAATTGAAAATGCAGGTGTAAGCAAGCGTAACATTGGTAAAACTTTTGACTCATTCAGATGTGATAACCAAGCTCAAGTGCAAGCACTAGCGCACTGCAAAGATTTATGTAAAGACATAAACGACGGTAAGGTTGCAAAAAACACCTTTATGATTGGTGGCGTTGGCACTGGTAAAACGCACCTAGCAAGCTCAATTGTGCATGAGCTTATTGATGATAAAACTGTTTGCATGATCCGACTTATTGAGCTGATGCGAAAACTAAAAGATACATGGCGCAGAGATTCGGAAGTAACAGAGCAGAAAGTTATAGATCACTACGGCTCTCTAGACCTGTTAATCATTGATGAAGTTGGCATTCAGTTTGGCAGCGATGCAGAAAGAATGTTTATGTTCGACATAATTAACACTCGATACGACAATCTAAAACCAACACTTATGATTTCAAACTTGAATTTGGAAAGCATTAAGCAAACGCTTGGTGAGCAGGTCGTTGATAGGCTGCGCGAGGATGGCGGAAAGGTTTTGATTTTTGATTTTGAGAGCCAGAGAAAATGATTTTACCTAAATGGTATTACTACCGAGCAGGAACAAGTGACAGGGATAAGATAATCCAATGTATGCGCCATATTCCCGAAGAACTACAGCAAGAGGTAAGCGACAAGTACGAGAGTCTTTATCTTGCTAACGGTCATATCGATGTGTCAGAAGGTAGGGCGGCGGCTAATAAATATCTAGGTGATAAAGCCAGAGCATTTAGAGGTAACAAAGTTCAGCAAGGGCAGGTGATAACACCTAAAGAAGTAAAGCCAGAAAAGCAAACTGAGTTTATTGGGTATAAGCCTAAAGAGAAAATGCCGAAAGGTATGGGTATAAAATTAGATTGGTAAGGGGTAGAAGAATGAATAAAGATCACAAAATAAAACACAGCAGGTCACAAGGTTTGATTGATTATGCTTGCAGATATGCAGAAATGGCGCATGACGGGCAAAAAAGAAAATACACGGACGAGGATTACATAGTTCACCCTATTGAGGTTGCGCAAATAGTTGCCAGTGTTACGGATGATTGTAGGGCTATAGCTGCGGCATTTTTGCATGACGTTATAGAGGATTGCGGAGTGACCGTTAGCGATTTAATAAGGGATGGCTTTAGTTTTGATACTGCAATGCTGGTAAATCAACTTACAGATATATCAATCCCTAGTGATGGTAATCGTAAATTTAGAAAGGAGCTTGATAGGCGATACCTATCCAGGGTAGCGCCACTAGCAAAAACAATTAAACTTGCTGACTTGATTAGCAACTCCAAATCAATTGTCGAGCATGATCCAAAGTTTGCTAAAACATACATGGCCGAAAAAAAGGCTTTGCTTGAGGTTTTAAAGGAAGGTGACAGCAAACTTTACGCAAGAGCTGAAAAAATTGTTAAGGATTACTATGAGGGCAACTAAACCAAAACGCAAGAAGTGCCAACATTGCGGGGAGCCTTTCAATCAAAGAAATAGCTTTCAAGTAACTTGCTCTGCATTTTGCGCCATTGAATACACAAAAGACCCAGACAACCGCAGAAAGGTGGTTGAGAAAGCCCAAAAAGACGACAGGAGGGAAACCAAAGCCAAGTTAAGGCAATTAGGCAAGTCTGACCGTTCAAAGGCTGAAAAAGCCGCACAGGCTGCGTTTAATAAATTTATAAGAGAGCGCGACAAAGATTTACCTTGCATAAGCTGCGGTAGACACCATGAAGGGCAGTATCACGCAGGGCATTACAAGACTCGGGGAGCGCATAAAGAACTGGCACTTAACGAGCTTAACTGTCATAAACAATGCGCACCATGCAACAACCATTTAAGCGGTAATCTGGTTAACTATCGGATAAACCTAATCGAGAAGATAGGGCTTGATAAGGTCGAGTGGTTAGAAGGGCCGCACGAACCAAAGAAATATACAGTTGATGAGCTTTGGCAGATTGAAAAGCAGTACAAGCAAAAGCTAAAGGAGTTGCAGGGTGATTAAAGAGTACAAGCTATTAACCAGCAATCTAAATGCCGCTGTTGATATGCTTAAAGAAATGCTTAGCCAAAATGCAGAGGTTGAGCTAAACGCAAAGCCATGGAAAGCAAAGCGGAGTCTGTCACAAAATGCACTTTTGCATATGTGGATGAATGAGTTAAGCAAATACCTAATAAGCAAAGGTCGCGACCAAGCAACTCCAGAATGGTGCAAGGAGGCAGTGAAGCACACGTTTTTAGGTTATGAAATGCGAAATAAAACCAATGTTATAACTGGCGAGGTTTTTACCACCAGCGAGCTAAAGAGAACCAGGGATTTAAACACCGGTGAAATGACGCACTTTCTAGATAGGATTTATAGCTGGGCGCTAAACATAAATTGCTTTTTAACCATTCCAGAAAACAGCGAATACGCAAGATTATCAGAGCAACAAAACATTTAGTTATAAGCATATAACCAAAAGATATTTAACTCTAATCACTTTAACGGTTAGAGTTTATAAAAAATAGGAGTGTGAAATGAATAAACAGCAAGCAGATTATTGCGACAAGTTGCAAAACGGTGACATTGAGGTTGCAGTGCCATGTGAAAGCTCGATGAGTTTGCGGGATTTAAGGTGTTACGGCATTTCACTTCTTGTTGCTGGCATACCAAAGGTGAAAGCAAGAGATCACAACCTTGCATACACAGAAACTACAATAATCGTAAATGATATTTTAACGGGGTTGGGTAAATGAGTACTGAGCATAAAAGCAATACGCCCGAGTCGATTAGGGATTTATGGCAAACGCCGCCAAAGTTGTTTGAGAAGTTAAACAAAGAGTTTAATTTTGTTTGTGATGTTGCGGCAAGTCGCGAAAACAGGCTTTGTAAAATGTACTTTGATGAGGTTGGAAACGCATTAGATCCTATGTGTGATTGGTTTAAATCAAACTGGTGCAATCCGCCATACTCTAAAATATTGCCATGGGTTCAAAAGGCCAAAATAGAGCATGAGAAAGGCAAAACTATTGTCATGCTTGTGCCGGCAGATACTAGCGTTAGATGGTTTAAGGAAGCTTACAATAGCTGTAATGAAGTTAGATTTATTAGCGGTAGGTTGTCGTTTATCAATGCCGATACGCAAAAGCCAGTAAGCGGTAATAACAAAGGCTCTGTTTTGTTTATATGGCGCGCGCACTGTAAAAGTCATTGTGTAAGCTTGGTTGATCGAGGTGATTATGAGTAATTGCAGAGCACGAAACAACTACATAAACGGCAAGCAAACAGCGCAACAGTTAGGTTGGCGTAGAGATTATAAAATCTTAGCGCCTACATGGTTGGTTAATAGTTATAAGGTGAGAGTGAAATGAGTAAAAGCAAGATGGTGTTAGACGCTTGTTGTGCATCTAGGATGATGTGGTTTGATAAAAATGACGATAGGGCGACATTTAACGACATAAGAAAAGAGAGTCATACGTTGTGTGATGGGAGATCGCTAGAGGTCAACCCAGATACAATGCATTCATTTACTGATTTGGGGTTTGATGACGAGTCATTCAATATTGTTGCTTTTGACCCGCCGCACCTTAAAAATATTGGCGATGAGGCTTACATGGCCAAGAAGTACGGAAAGCTTACAGGGGATTGGAAAGAAATGCTAAAGCTTGGTTTTAAAGAGTGTTTTAGGGTTCTGAAAAGCGGGGGTACTTTGATTTTTAAATGGAATGAAGATCAAATAAAAGTTAATGAAATTTTATCTTTGACTGATGTAAAGCCTT